TGTAGGTTATGCAGCAGAAGCAAGTAGTGGGGCAAGCGGTGGAGTAGCACTTGGTCAAAATGCTCGTTCAGCAGGAAACAGAGCTGTTGCCCTTGCAAATTCCAGAGCATCAGGGGCTGAGAGTTTCGCAGCAGCCATTGCAACCAATAGCAGCAGCTACGGCGCTACTAGTTCTGGAGCCGTTGCCATAGGGAATTATGCAAAAGCAAGTGATTCTAGCAGTGGTGCATTTGGTTTTGGGGCAAATGCCACTGATTGGGGAGCTTATGCCCTTGGCGCTCAAACATTTGCTACTGGAGATTCTTCTGTTTCTCTTGGTCGTAACTCTTTAGCTTCTGCAACGTATTCAATCTGTATTGGGAACGCTGGTCAGAATAATATCCAGTCATCTATTAAGTTTTCTGGCAGTCAGCATGCCAATCAGGGTGATGCTCAAATTGGCTTATATCCATTGATGGCTGATACAACTGATGCCACTGCCACTGCAATGGTTACAAATCACCAAACCACACCAGGTGCGGGTACTGCTAATCAAATCGTTCTACCCAACAACAGTGCTTACGCTTTTCACGGCACTATCGTAGCACGTCAAAAAGCAGGGGATGGTACAGCTTGTGCAGCATGGAAAGTAGAAGGTTTAATACGTAGAGAAGCTAATGCTGGCACAACAGTTTTGGTCAACTCAGCAACCACTGTTCTAGACAATACACCTAACTGGGGCATGGCACTATCCGCTGACACAACTAACGGTGGCTTAAAAGTACAAGTTACTGGTGCAGCATCAACCAATATCAGATGGACTACTAGCATTACCACATCTGAACTAACTTACGCCTAAAAGGAGAAATCAAATGGCTATTCAACACAACATCGAAGAAGGTGCAAGTCAGTACGGCATAGCCTTCAACAACGCATACTACCGCATTGTGACAGCGTCTGTCAGCCGTCAACGTGGAACTGATCCAAAGTTTATGGTGATGATTGACTTGTCAGCATATGCTACAAGCTCACCTGATGATGACACTCGTGAGGTGGCGTTCTTACGGTTCAACGCAAACCTGACTGACATCGAAGCTGCATCTGGCTCAACATTCTTAGACAAGTGCTATGCTTGGGTAATGGCTCAGGATGACATGTCAGGATCTACTGCCGTTTAAGGAGTAACACATGCTAGGTTTCAGCCCACTAGCGTCTGCCCCACTAGCGGATACTGGGGCTGTTGCAGGAGTAACTTTACAGGGTAGCTCTTCTTTAGTTGCGTCGAGCACCCTTTCTTCTGTAGGTACAATAAAAACTTTTGGATCTGCAAGTCTAGCTTCAACAAGTAGTAAACTATCTGTAGCCTTTAAAAAACTACACGGTAATTCAAACTTAGTTGCTTCAAGCACTATATCTTTTGATCCATTAGTAAAAAGAAATGCATCAGCTAATTTAATTAGTTCGAGCAGTTTACAAGCAGAAGCAGTTCATAAAAAACTTGCTAGTAGTTCTTTAACTGCTTCATCTACTTTAAGTTCTTCTGCTAGTAGAACTATTAATGTTAGTTTTACAGGGGTAAGTTCAACTAGCTTACTGTCATCAGCCACTGTTCAAGTTTTTGGCAGTGAGATGTACATTAAGCAAAACGGTACATGGGTTCTTGTTCAGGCAGCTTATGCAAACGATAATAGTTCTTGGGTCGAACCTCTTGCTATTTACTACAAGGACGGTTCTAACTGGAGACGAGTTCTGTAATGTCAACACTTATTGATATTCGTACAGCGGCTGAAAGTGATTTAGTTACATTTATTAAACTTGTAGCACCTGAACAAGTCTTAGGTCAGTGTCACGAGGATGTCTGTAACTGGTGGACAAGACCTGATTATAAAAGTCATCAGCTTCTTTTGTTTCCCCGTGACCACGGAAAATCAAGATTAATTGCGTTTCGTGTCGCTTGGGAGTTGACAAAGAACCCAACATTGCGTATACTATACATATCGGCTACAGCCAATTTAGCTGAGAAACAATTAGGATTTGTCAAGGGTATTCTAACATCTGAGATTTATCGACGCTACTGGCCTGAGCATGTTAATGCTGATGAAGGTAAACGGATTAGATGGACTAACTCAGAAATTTCTTTAGACCACCCTGCACGTAAGAAAGAGAATGTTCGTGACCCTTCTGTATTTACTGGTGGCCTCACTACTTCCCTTACTGGAATGCACTGCGACATTGCGGTATTGGATGATGTGGTTGTTTATGAGAATGCCTATACAGGAGAGGGTCGCAATAAGGTAAAAAGCCAGTACTCTCTGTTGTCATCTATTGAAGGTGCTGAAGCTCGTGAGTGGGTAGTGGGTACAAGGTATCACCCAGCAGATCTCTACAATGATCTACTTCAGATGACAGAGGATCTGTATACTGATCAGGGTGAAAAGACAGGCGAAGAAAATATCTATGAGGTATTTGAGAAACCAGTAGAAGCAAGAGGAGATGGAACAGGGGAGTTCCTTTGGCCTCGTAGCCAACGTAAAGACGGTAAGTGGTTTGGCTTTGACATGAAGATCCTTTCTAAGAAGAGAGGCCAGTACTTAGACAAAGGGCAGTTCAGAGCACAGTATTACAACGATCCATCAGATCCTGACAATGTTCCTAAGTCCAGATAAGTTTCAGTACTATGAACGCAAGCATATCCGTGAAGAAAACGGTTATATGTATTACAGAAATAACCGACTAAATGTATTTGCAGCAGTTGACTTTGCATTTAGTTTAAACAAACGTGCTGACTATACAGCTATAGTAGTGGTAGGAATAGATGCCGACAACAACATCTACGTCTTGGACATCGATAGATTCAGGACTGACAGAATCTCTGATTACTTTGAACACATCTTACACTTGTCCAACAAGTGGTCCTTTAGAAAACTCAGAGCAGAAACAACCGTTGCTCAAATGGCAATCGTCAAACAACTCAAAGAACTTATCAAGCAACATGGACTAGCCATTAGTATAGATGAGTTTAGACCTAATAAAAGTCAAGGTAATAAACAAGAACGTATTTCATCCATACTAGAACCTAGATACGATAACATGGGCATATGGCACTACCGTGGGGGTAATGTTCAAATACTAGAAGAAGAACTATCTTCACCTAATCCACCGCACGATGATGTAATAGATGCTCTTGCTTCAGTAGTAG